GTGTATCTCGAAAGTCGCGTTGGCTTTGATGTGGATGGTGTGGAACTGAAAGCACGCCTCGATTTCGCGGCTAAAGCGATTGACTGGCGCGGCCTCTGGAGAAACCCAGGCGCATAAGCCTTTCCAAACTGACGACGTAACCCAGCGGCTCTTGAGCCGCTTTTTTTGTATCTAAAAAAGGAGAATCCTATGAAGAACTTTGTAATGGAGGGCAAAACACTGACCCTCACAGCCCCGTATGCCCTGACTTCTGGTCAAGGCTTGCTGGTTGGTTCACTCTTTGGTGTGGCATCAGGTGATGCCGCCATCAGCACCGAGGTGGAAGCTATCACCGACGGCGTGTTCACGTTGACCAAAGCAACGGGTGCCGCATGGACGGTTGGTGCGCTGATCTACTGGGACAATGCTGCCCGTAACTGCACAACCACGGTTGCTACGAACAAGCTAATCGGGGTTGCCACCGCTGCCGCTGCTTCGGGCGATACGGTCGGCAACGTGCGCCTGAACTCTGCGTACATTAGCTAATGACGGCTTTTGAAACAGCGATTCAGGCTCTTTTCAACGACCGCAATCTGTCAAAGCCAGCCTTTTTCTTGCCAATGTTAGGTGCGAACCGTTCGGTGCGCGTGATTACTCGTGCGCCAGACGTGTTTCAGGATGTGGGCGGGTCAGTGATTGAAACTCCCACCCTTGTGGTGGAAGTCCAAGTCTCTGACTGCCCCACCATCGTGCCTGGTGACCAGTTCATGATCGACGGCATCACCTACAAAACGCAAGCAAGGCCGCGCCGCGACCCAGAGCGGTTAATCTGGCAGGTCGATTGTTATGCGGATTGAAGCAGCTATCACGGGAAACCTTCACAAGTTCATGGAGCAGCAAAAGGCGGCGGCGGAAGCCGCCGTCACTGCTGGCGTGGCGGAGGTTACCGAGCGCATAAAGAACGACCTGCGGGGGCAAGTGACGGGTGCAGGATTGGGCAATAAGCTCGCCAAAAGCTGGCAAGCCAAGCTCTATCCCAAAGGCCAGAAATCCATTTCAGCGGCGGGCTGGGTATTTTCCAAAGCTCCAAAGCTGATCCGCGCTTTCAATGAAGGTGCGCTCATCAAAAGCAAAGATGGGTTCTTTCTGGCAATCCCCACCGAAGCCGCTCCGAAGCGCGGTGTGGGTGGAAAACGGATTACCCCGTCAAACTTCCCCGAGCATTCGCTGGGGCGGCTTCGCTTTGTCTATCGCCCAGGGAAAATCTCCCTGCTGGTGGTGGACTCTCTGCGTGCCAGCACAGGCAAGCGCGGTGGTTTCCGCAAAGCCAGTGAATCCGCACTCAAATCAGGGCGCGGCCTCACCACAGTGGTGATGTTTCTGCTGGTGCCGCAAGTGAAGCTCAAAAAGCGTCTGGATTATCAATCCGTGGTGAATCGCTGGGAAGGCCAGCTGCCACAAACCATTTTGAAGAATTGGAAAGAGGTATCCCCCAATGCCGAGCAAACGTGAACAGGTGCTGGATCGGCTTTTCACCAAACTGAAAACGCTCGAAACAGCCACGCTCAAGGTCTATCGCAATCTCGATAAGCCCGAGCAAGTACCGACAAACGGCATGATGGTGATGCGCGATGGTATCGCCCAAGACCCCGAAGTGCTGCTTTCGCCGCTCACCTACATTTACGAACATTTGGTGACGGTGGAAGTGCTGGTGCAAAACCCTGACCCTGCCACCCGCGATGCGCTGCTAGACGTGCTGCTGGTGGCATTAAGCGGAGTCATCACAAGCAACCGCACACTGGATGGGCTTGCCGAATGGGTCGAGGCCAGATCACCAGAGTTTCAAGACGAACCGATTGAAGGAGCCGCCAGCATCCGCGCCGCCACGGTGCAGGTAATGGTGCGCTACTTCACATCCGACCCGCTTAATTAACCAACCCTAATCAGGAGTAAATCTTATGGCTCGATCCTATGGCTCGGCAGCGACATTGCTTGCCTTGAAAGAATCCACTTACGGTGTGAAACCCACTGGTAACTGGGAAAAGTTCGCGTTTGTGTCTTCGGACTTAAGCGCGGAGCAAAATCTGCTTTCCTCTGACCTTCTCGGGCAAGGCCGCGAACCGCGTGCGCCGTTCCGTGATGTGATTAACGACGAAGGCAATCTGGTAGTGCCAGTGGAAGGCCGCGACTTTGGCCGCTGGCTGCAACTGCTACTCGGCAACCCTGTATCGGCTGGCGTGGCGGCAACGGGTGACATCACCTTCACCGCAAACCCAAGCGCAACACATACCATCACCATTAACGGGGTGACGTGGACATTCGTTGCTTCGGGTGCGACGGGTACGCAAACCAATATCGGCGCGAACCTAAACGCTACGCTCACCCAGCTGGCAACTGATCTCAACGCCTCTGTGAATGCCAGTATCACGCCTGCCACTTATTCCAACGGCGGCGGCACCAAGCTCAACATCGTGCATGATACACTGGGGGCAACGGGCAACAACTTCACGCTGGCTTCTGGCAATGCCAACGGGGTGGTCAGTGGTGCGACGCTCTCAGGCGGCGGCTTCACGCACACTTTTGTCAGCGGCGCGGCAAGCCTTCCATCCTTCGCGGCAGAAATCGGCCATGCCAACGTGCCAGCCTATTTCGTGCATACGGGCTGTATGCTGGGCAGTATGGCATTGAATTTCCAGCGTTCGGGTGCAGCGAACGCTACCCTTAACATCATCGCTCAAGGGGAAACGCGCTTTGCATCCACGCAAGGCGGCACGCCCACCAGCCGTGTCTATAAGCCATTCAGCCAGTTCAACGGCTCGATCAAGCGCAATGGCACATCTCTGGCCAATATCACTGGCGCACAGTTTACCTATTCGAACGGATTGCAGGCAGTGCCGACCATCCGCAATGATGGGCTGATTGAAGCGGTTGACCCCACCATCATCAATGTGAATGGCAGCATAGACGTGCGCTTTGCCGACACCACGCTGGTGGATGATGCGATCAATAACAACGCCATTGAACTGGAGCTTGCCTACAAGCTGGCGGGGTTGGACGGGAACAACTTCTCACTCACCTGGACATTCCACGAAGTCTATCTGCCACGACCGCGCATCCCCGTATCGGGACCAGGCGGCGTGCAGGCCAGCTTCAACTGGCAGGCCGTCTATGACGACGCACTCAGTAAATCCGTCACCGTCGTTTTGAAGAACGATGTCACCAGCTACCCATAAGGAGGCGTTATGCTACGATTAAATCTGAAAAAAGAACCGTACTGGCTCGATTTGCCTGCCGAAGTGAAACTCAAGGTGCGGCCACTCTCCACCGCTATCATGAGTGCGGCGCAATCTTCCGTCATCAAGACAATCACCGACTGGCGGCAAGAGCGTAAATCGCGCCTTGAAGTGGGCGCGGATATATCGGATTTGCCAGATGTGGACGACGAAGAAACCCGTCACGGGCTTTCGGAATCGCTGCTAATCAAGGCAATGGCACGCGGCGCGGTGATCGAGTGGCAAGGCGTATTGAACAGCGCAGGTGATGCGCCTGCGGTGGTGAATGACCAGGCCGTGAACGACCTCATGGATATTTGGTTTATCGCGCAGGATTTCTGGAAAAAATACACTGCTTCACTTTCCCTGCTGGATGCGGAGGGAAACGTCTCTGGGCTCGCTGTAAATGGCACTTCGGCGGCGGGTCAGGATACTGCAGAACATGCCACGACGAAGCCCTCCCGTGTAGCAAAGGTGAGCTAAACGAAAGCACGGGCGAGCCGTTATGCCCCTACATCAAAAGCGAACCGCATTCGATGGAGGGGTTCGAGGCATGGGAAGTGCTGCTTCGGTGTAGCGGCCAGTTCAAACTTTATCCCAGCGGTAAAATCGCAGGGTTCGACATTCCAACCATTTTAAGTGTGACCGACGTACTCGGCTATGACCGACAGGCATTATTGCGCCTGCTGGATTATGCCGAGGCTGGGTTGCACGAGGCAATTCGCGATCATGGCAACAGCAACGCAGAACATTTCAATCAGGATAGCGGTTCTTGACGGCGATAAAACCCGCCGTGAATTAACCCTCACTGGTGAAGCGGGACAACGTGCGCTCGCCAAAATCAAGGAAGCCACAGCTCCCGCCAGTAAGTCGCTGGTGGCGGTGAATGTGGTGAGCGAGCAAGTGCGCTATGGCATGGAAAACCTTGCAGGCGGCACGGGTTCGCTCGGGGCAAGCCTCACGCGGCTTGGTCCCGTTGGGCTGGCCGCCGCCGCTGTCATTGGCACGCTCGGCCTTGCGGTTGCTGGTGGGATCAAAGAGTTCAAGGAAGCCGAGCAAGCCCTTAACCAACTAAACGCTTCCCTTAAAGCGACCGATTTCACCGCCGGTGTGACCGCACAGGAAATCACCGCGCTTGGTGAGGCGGTGGAAGGCAACACGCTCTTTAAGAAAGAGGATATTCAGCAAGCTGCCTCCTCGCTGGTATCTTTCCAAAACGTCGCTGGTGAAACTTTCACCCGTGCGCTGCGGCTCTCCGCAGACCTTGCGGTACGTTTGGGAACGGATGTGCCTTCCGCCGCCGATATGTTGGGCAAAGCATTGGAGTCACCCGAAGAAGGGCTTGGCAGGCTGGCGCGGAAGTTTTCCGACCTGTCACCCACCCAGAAAGAGGTGATCGAGAATTTTGTAAAGCAAGGCGATATTGCTTCGGCGCAGGCCGTTATCCTTGAGCATTTGGAAGAAAAAACCAAAGGACTGGCGGACGCGCAGGCGCAAGGCTTAACGGGTGCAGCTAACCAGCTGGGGGATGCGTGGGATGATTTGCTGGAATCGTTCGGGCGCACCATCAGTGAATCGGGCGCGGCGCAAGTTAGCCTGAATCTGCTCACCAAAGCGGTGCGCGGTTTGCAGGAGGCATTAAATCCCACCCGCGAGCAGCAAAAAAGCCAGCTTGAAGAAGAAATCGCCGATTTGCAAAACAGCTTCGGCACCAAGCTCGACATTGCCGTGCTGGGCAGTGCGCCTGGGCTTGAGGCTAAAAAACGCGAACTGCAAAAGATTAACGACGAGATCGCCGCCGAACAGAAGAAAGCCGACGAAGATACTCAGAACGCACGCACGGCCGCTGAGAAAGCAGCTGCAGAGCGTCGCAATAATCAGCTGCTTGAACTTCAAAAGAAATATTTGAAGGAATATGAGGACGTAACGCTCACCGCGAGCCAAAAAATCCTGCGGGATGCGGAAGAACGCCGCAAGCAGATCCTCGCGCTCAATAAAGGGGATGCAAATAGCGAATCCGCACGGGAGGCATTGGCCGCGCTGAATGCTTCCACCAAGGCAAAGCTGGCCGATGCCAACAAAACGACGGCAAAATCTTCAGGCAGCACAAAGGATGATAGCGAGGAAAACCGTAAACGCGCCATTCAGGAAGTAAACCGTGCGCTATTGCAGACCAAGCCTTCCTACGATTTGGCGAAGCAGGCACTGGATGAGTGGAAAGAAAAGCTGATCGAAAATCTCGGCGGCGCAACCGAAGCCAACCAGGAATATATCGACAAAATCGAGCAGATTTACTCGGTGAAGCTCAAGGAGATTTACAACAAGTCCTTGCTCGATAGCGATAAATGGGAGGATGGCGCAAGCCGTGCGCTCAAACGCTATGCCGACGAAGCCACCAACGCAGCCAAAAATGCGGAGGATTTATTCGGCAGCGCGGCCAGCAAGGTGGAGGACACGCTGGTGGATATGGTCACCAGTGGCGAGTTTTCCTTCAAAAAGCTGGGTGATCTGGTGCAGTCCATCGAGCAAGATATTTTGCGGATGTTCATTCGCCAGCAAATCACGGGACCGATTGCGGGTGCGTTGGGTGATTTTGCCAAAGGCAGCGGCGGTGACATTTTCGGCAGTATCTTCGGCAGCCTATTCCATGATGGGGGTGTTGTCGGTGTTTCGGGTGTTTCCCGCCGCGCTGTTCCTGCCTATGCGTTCGCTGGTGCGCCGCGCTTCCATAATGGCCTGATGCCCGACGAGTTCCCCGCCATTTTGCAAAAGGGTGAAACCGTCCTGCCCAAAAACACCAAAATGGGCGGCAATAACATCACCTTCAACATCACCACTCCGAACGCGCAGAGCTTCATGGAAAGCCAAGGGCAAATCATGAGTAAGCTCGCCGCGCAGATGGGGCGGCATAAAGCGAGGAACGGATAATGCCTACATTTCATGAAGTGCAGTTCCCGCCGAAAATCGCTTATGGCGCAAGCGGCGGGGCGGAGTTCAATACCAGTATCACCACCACCTTTTCAGGATTCGAGCAGCGCAATGTGAATTGGCAGAAAGCGCGTGGCCGCTGGGATGTATCGACGGGCTTGAAAAGCAAAACCGATATGGATGCGCTGCAAGCCTTCTTCCGCGCACGTTTCGGCAAAGCCTATGGTTTCCGCTTCAAGGATTGGAGCGATTATCAGGCGGTGGGGCAAACGCTTGGCACTGGCAACGGTTCGCTGACTACCTTTCAGCTGAACAAAACCTATACCAGCGGCGGCAACAGCTATGTGCGGGAAATTAAGAAGCCCGTGTCAGGCACAGTGAAAATCTACCTTAACAGCGTGCTGCAAGGCTCGGGTTACTCTGTGGATCACACCACGGGCGTGGTGACGTTTTCCGCCGCGCCTGGTGCGGGTGTGATTGTCAGCAGCGATTTTGATTTCGATGTGCCAGTGCGCTTCGACACCGACACGCTGGCCGTGCGTGCCGACGGACCAGGCTTTTTTGTGTGGGATGCAATTCCGATTGTGGAGATACGCTTATGAGAACCGCTTCAAGTAACATGGCCGCGCATCTGGCGGGTGAAGTCACCAGCCTTGCCGTGTGCTGGAAACTCACGCTGGTGGGTGGCACGGTGATGGGCTTCACGGATCACACCTCCGACCTCACGGTGAGCAGCCAGCTTTACAAAGCCGCGACGGGCTTTTCTCCCACAAGCGTGGAAACCAAAGACAAGTTCAGCGTCGATAACCTCGATGTGGCGGGAATCCTTGACGCGGCGGCAATCACCGAAGCCGACATCATGGCGGGGAAATACGACTTCGCCGAAATTGAAATCTTCATGGTGAACGTCACCGACCTTTCGCAAGGCATCATCACGCATCGGCGCGGTTGGCTCGGTGAAGTGACACTCAAGAACGGGCAGTTTATCGCCGAAGTGCGTGGGCTGGCGCAAAAACTCAGCCAGAACATTGTGGAACTCTATAGCCCCACATGCCGCGCCATCTTCGGCGATGGACGCTGCAAAGCCAGCCTTGCCAGCTACACGGTGGGCGGCAGTGTCAATACTGTCAGTAGCAGGCAGGTGTTTATCAGCAATTCCATGACGCAGGCGGCGGGGTATTTCTCGGGCGGCGAAGTGGTGTGGCTGACAGGCGCGAACGCTGGCCGCCGCATGGAAATCAAAGAGTTCTCGAACAAGCAATTCACCCTCGTGTTGCCAATGCCCAACAATGTGACGGTGGGCGACACCTTCAACGCGATTGCAGGCTGCGACAAAACCATCAGCACCTGCATCGCCAAGTTCAACAATGCCGTGAACTTTCGCGGCGAGCCTTACGTCCCAGGCATGGACAAGATGCTCGCCACCGCAGCCACGGCCAACGATTTGCAGCGCGTATGACCCAAGCACAAACCATTGTTACTCAAGCCCGAACATGGATCGGCACGCCATTTCACCATCAGGCACGATTGAAAGGCAAAGGCTGTGATTGCCTCGGCCTGATTGTCGGCGTGGTGGATGAGCTGAGCTTGAAGGATAAGCACGGCCAGCCGCTCGCGGGTTATGACGAGGTGACCTATTCCAAAGAGCCAGACGGTGCGTATCTCACCGAGAAGCTCACGGCGTTGCTGGATGAAGTGCCGATAGCTGAGGCGCAGGCAGGTGATCTGGCTTTGTTCAAGGTGCGCGAGAACCCGCAGCACATGGCATTTCTCACCGATTATGAAAACACGCTGGGGATGGTTCATTCCTACGCGCCAGCCCGTCGGGTGGTGGAACACCGCCTAGATGATGACTGGAAACAACGACTTGTGAAGGTATTCAGATGGCAGCCATCGTTCTAGCAGCCGCCGCCAGTTCTGCGGCATCATCTATCGGCGCGGGGGCATTTGCCGCAGCGTTGGCGGGTGGTGT